TCAGCCGGGCGGCGGCGGGCCCAGCCGTTCCTCGATCGCGCGCCGCCGGTCGCGCCGCAGCATCAGCACCCCCACCGTGGCAAGGACCTGCCCCAGAAGCGCCCCCGCCACGAAGGCGATGGCGAGGAGGCCCGGATGCGCCCCGGAATGCGTCCCGAAATACGCCACGGGATGGGCCGTGGCGCAGGTCGCGGCGGGGATCACGACGCCTGTATGGCGGCATTGTCCGCCCTGCATCTGGCGTAAATCGCCTCCACCTGCGCCACGCTGGGGCCGGTGCCGCTGGTGGTGGTCTCCACCGCCTCCCTGATGGTCTCCCACGCTTCGGGGCCGTATTTTTCGATCAGGGCCAGCACCGCGCTGGCCGCACTGGCGATCGCGCCGATTTCTTCCGCGTCCATGTCTCAGTTCCCCGTGGTTGTGGTGGTCGTGGTGGTTGCGGCGGCGGCGCAGGCCGTGGGCTGCTGCCCCGCCTTCATGCCGGTCCAGCATGCCTCGAACGAGGCGAAGTCCGTCTCCAGCGCGGAGACGGCGGCGGACGTGACGGATTTCCCACCCTCGATGGAGGTTTCCAGCGACGTGATCTCGTTGAACACGCTCTGGCTGGCGGTTTTCACCAGCGCCTTCTGCGCGTCCGTCAGCGTAACGCCCGGCAGCCCGCCCGCCATCACGTCGGGCATGGGCGCCGCGATGACGTGATACGCGCTGTCGATGTCATAGACCGACTGTTTCAGCTTCCCCTGCCCGCTGCTGGCGCAGGCGCCAAGCCCCGCGAGGAGGGCCATGCCCCCGCACACGGCGCGGCAATTCGAAATGCGCATGCAATGCTCCCGTCAGAAATGAAAAAAGCCGCCCACCGGGCGGCCGGACATGTTCAGGATGCCGGGGGTTCGGGCCTGCCCCTGCGATCAAGCACCGCGATCCCCGCATCCGCGACGGCCTGTTTCGCCGCGGGCTTGTCCGGCAGCGGCACGCGCACCCCCGACTGTCCCGGCTTGAAGTGGTTTTCGGCCCATCCGACATTCAGCCCGATGGCCGCCATGACCTGATAGGCCACGGCCCACCGGCTGCCCGCGTGGGGCGGCGGGATCATGGCCGACGCCGCCCCGCAGGCAAGGACGAAGACGGAGACATAGAGCGCGTACTGCCCCGGCACTTCGGCCAGCAGCAGCGCGATGACGGCCCCCAGGCCGCCGAGCTTTGCCGTGGTGTTCATGTTCATACCTCGATCGCCTGCCGGAACAGGGCGATATGCGCGGCGTCCGCCGCCCCTGCCCCCAGCGAGGTGTTGTAGTTGGATTTCCAGTACCGGCACTGCCCCGCCGCATCATCTGCATCCGGCAGCGGCCCCGGCGCGCGGTAGTATTTCAGCCGCGCCATGGCGCAGGCATAGGGCAGGTTCCCAGGCAGCTGCGCCACCCGCGCGGGCCATCGGGACGCAAGGTCCAGCACCGCCCCGCGCAGGGACGCCAGCCGCGCATCCGACAGGAACGTGGCCCAGAGGTCGTCATGCGTCGCGGGTTCCATCTGCCACAGGCCGCTTTCGATCAGTGCGGTGCCCGTCATCAGGCCGACCGCCGCATCCCCGCCCAGCCCGAGATGGGACAGCGTCGGGGCGACGATTTCACGCCGGAACTGCGCGATGCACAGGCCGCTCATGGCCCGTATCCCAGCGCGCGCCTGCACAACGACCATACGGCATCGCCCACCTGCCCCCAGCCCAGCAGCCCGGTCGCCAGCACGATGAAGGTCATGCTGACCCATGAGGTCAGTTTCAGCCCGCCCTCGATCCGCGCCAGCCGGGCGGAGATTTCGGTGTCGCGCGCCGTCGCCGTATCCGTCAGGTCGTCCACGCGGCCCATGATCTCGCGCCGGGTCTGCGCCGCGTTGTCGGCCACCGCCCGCGTCAGGTCGCGCCGCAGGTCGGCGAACTGCACCGACAGGGTGTTCAGCCCGTCGCGCAGGTTGTCATGCCCGCCCTCCACCTTCGCCAGGCGTTCGCGCACGCGGGCAAGGTCCTCCACCGTGGCGCAGCGCACGGGCGTGTCCCCCGGCCCGACAGGCGCCGGCGGCATCGTTTGTGTGTTCATCCGTGTTCCAGACAATAAAAAACCGCCCAGAAAGGCGGTTCATAAGGCGGCCCATAAGGCGGCATGGCGGGCATGCGGCGTGACGGCGGATCAGGAGGATGCCGTCGTCGCGGGCGGCGTATAGATGCTGCCAAGCGGATAGGCACCGGCCGCATCCAGCGCATAGGCAAACCCGTCCGGGGTGGTGACGCCCGTCAGGCCCGTCAGCTGCTGCGTGGCGACGACGCTGCCGACCGCGCCGGCGACCGTGGCCGCAGGCGGGACCGGCGTTTCACCGGACAGGTAGCTGTAGGCAGGCTGGAACATCAGCGCCCTGGTGCGATAGAGGATGTAGTTCTGCGCCACGGGGGTGGTGGTCGTATCGGTCATGTCTCAATATCCTTTCTGGTGAAACCGGGTGGGTCAGATCGTTCCCGAAGCCCTGACCACAAGGGTTGGCGCGGACGTGCTGCTGCCGTTGGCGTTGTTGTGGATCTGCACGGTGCATCCGGTGGCGGTCGCCGATATCAGCGAACAGCTCAGATTGTCGCCGTTCGCCTCCAGCGATGGCTGGAAAAACACGTTCGGCGTCTGCGAAAATGCCATCGGGAACTCAATGGTCGACTGGTCTGCGACATCGGACACGCTGAACGTCAGTTCCATGACGTCGTTGATGACCGTATAGACCCCGCCGGACACCGTCCCGGAACGCACGCTTCCGGCCACGGGAAGGCCCAGCGACACCGTGCCGGTCGGCCCGCCCACGCCGAATATCGGGGTGGCTGCGTCATAGATGACAAAATTGCCATCCGTCTGGAGGGCAACCCGGTACCCACCGCCGTTGCCATAGGTGACGTTCTTTCCGTTCGCCGACAGCGGAAGGTAATTCGCAAAGTTCGCCTGCAACGCGGCATCCGCGTTCGCGCGCGTCGTCTGCTCCGACGTCAGGTTGGTCTGGACCACCTGCACGTCATAAAGCAGCGCGCCCGTATAATACGCCGCGTTCGACGCCACCCCGCGATAGGACAGCCGCGTATCGGTCCCGAGCGAGATATCGCCAATCTGCGCGAATGATGCCCCCGGACCGCCGGTTTCGGGGCCATAGCTGGATATCAGGTAGCCGCAGCTGACATTCCCNGGCAGCCCCGCCATAGGAATANGCGCAGCCCGGCGAACGTGCTGTCACGGCCCAGCAGCACCTTGTCCGATGCCTGATCAAGGCCGCCGCCCTGCTGCACCGGGGTAAAGCCGAGGGCATCCTGTTTCGCGGCCTGCAACGCCGCATCCGCGTTCGCGCGCGCCGTGGCCTCGGCCGTGACGTTGGCCTGCACGCCCTGCACGTCGGCATAGGTGCCGATCTGCGACCACGTCACGCCTGCCGATCCCCAGCCGGCCATGGGCCGCCCCGCGGCGGTCCAGTGGATGCCCCATACCGGCGAATCCCCGGACGTCAGGACGGCCCCGAACTGCCCCGAGACCAGCGGACCGGTATCGTTTCCGTTGACGGAGGCACGCAGCACCGACGGGTTTGCCGCGGATGACCCGATATTGACCCGACCCGTGACCTGATCGGGGCCACCGCCCTGCTGGACGGGGGTGAAGCCAAGGTTATCCTGCTTTGATGCCTGCAACGCGGCATCCGCGTTCGCGCGCGCCGTCTGCTCCGACGTCAGGCTGGTCTGGACGACCTGCACATCATAAAGCAGCGCGCCCGTATAATACGCCGCGTTCGACGCCAGCCCGCGATAGGACAGCCGCGTATCGGTCCCGAGCGAGATATCACCGATCTGCGCGAATGATGCCCCCGGCCCGCCGGTTTCGGGGCCATAGCTGGATATCAGGTAGCCGCAGCTGACATTCCCNGGCAGCCCCGCCATAGGAATANACGCAGACCGGCGAACGTGCTGTCGCGGCCCAGCAGTACCTTGTCCGATGCCTGATCAAGGCCGCCACCCTGCTGCACCGGGGTGAAGCCAAGGGCGGACTGCAGCCCGGTAAACAGCGACTGCCACGACGCGCCGGCAGCGCCCGGCGTGGTCACGTTGTCATCGGCGGTGGACACGTAATACGTGCCCGCGGTCGCGCCCGACACGATGGCGTTCATCGGATAACCGCCGATATTTCCCGCGAATGTCGCATCCCACGGCCCGAAATACCCCGACTGGAACGCGCGCAGGACAGAGGTGACCCAGTTCAGCAGGCCATTCATGTCCTGCCCCGATGGCGGCGTCCCCCCGGCGGAAACCGGGTCGAACGTCACGGGGGGAAACCCGTCCGTCAGGGAGGCCGCGCCGGGCGTGGTCGCGATCTGCGATGCCGTGGGAATGTCCCGGATATAGCCGCTTGCCGCCGCGTTCGCGAACGGGATGGAAAAGCGGGCGGGAAAATCACTCTGTTTCATTCATGATGCCTCCATCCTGTATGCGACCGCGACCCCTGCCGGGCGGGGCAGCACGCCCGAGGCCTCGACAATCGAAATCTCCACCGGGGTCAGCTGGAAATCGAAACTGTAGGTCATGGTCATGTCGCCCCCGTCGGCCACCCACGCATTGCCCCGCCCCGCGAACAGCGTCATCAGGATGGCGTTCAGCCCGATGACCGAACCATCGGTGATGTTCGCCATCGCCCTGGCATAGATCAGCGTGCGGAACGCATCGTCGGTCAGGGCGTAATTCGCGGTGACGACCGATCCGTTATAAAATGGCCCCTGCCCGAACGGCGCGGCGGAGGTGTTTCCGGCCTCCGAAAAACCCCAGAAGAGGTCTTCGGTTATCGTCAGAACCCGGCTGATGCCAACAATGCGCCCCCAGACGTCAAGGCCGTATCCCTGCGCCGTCTGCACGTTCCAGATCAGGGCGTAAAAGGCGTCGATGCCGGCACCGGGGTCGATGCACTGGTTCCATGCGTCGATCAGGGTGCAGATGGCGGGACTGCTGGCGTACTGGCTGATGATGGTCTGCTGCACATTATCCATGTCACACCAGCGTCAGTGTAATGCCGGCGGCGTCGATGGTGGGCACCTGGCTGATGTCCATCTGCATCGTAAAGCCCGTGGGCGCGGCGGCCGGGCCGATCGTGATTTCCACGATCTGCGCCCATGTCCCAAGGGCCGCGACCGCGCCATAGAACCGGCTGGCATACAGTTTCGCGCCGATGCGTGCCCGCGTCCCGCCATCCGTGCCGTCGAACGCCGCCGTTACCGCCGCCTGTATCCGCGTCAGGGCATCGGACGGCACGGCCGCGGAAGAGGCGATGGACACCGCGATGAACACCGGCGTCGGCGTGGCGTAATCGAACGACACGGCATAGGACGGCGCAACGCCATAGGCCGCGTTCGGGTCGCTTACCGTGACCGTCGTCCCCCCGGCATAGCCGCAGCCCGGCGGCTTCTTGCGCAGGATCGCCAGCGCGATGGCCGACGCATCGCCGCCCACCACGCTGACATAGACGCTGTGGGCGGGGATGGCGACGCCGCCGGTCGTGATGGCGGCGGCGGTGGAATTGTCCGTCACGTACGCATCCGTCACGCCGGGCACCGACAGCACGCTGGCCAGGATGGCGGCGTTCGGCCCCACCGAATTGCCCGCGACCGTCAGCTGGCGCCGTGCCTCGAAATCATTGCGGCTTTCGACGTCCGATCCGCTGACGCCCGCCACCGGGTTGGTCACGCTGTTCCATCCCGACACCGCCTGGTAAATCGACAGCGACCCGGCGGGACACGCGACCGGCCCGGTGGTGGTGCACGCGAACTGCAGCGACAGCGTCCCCGTCGCGGGGATCGTGCCCCCCGATGTCGCGGCATAGCGGTACCCCGCCGCGTCCTGCACCAGCGTGCCCGACGGTATGACGGTGCCCGCCGCCCCCGAACACACCCCGGTCACGACCGTCGCGGTGGCGGGATTGCGCGTCATGAAATAGATGCGGCCGATGGCGTCCTGCATCCGTCCCGTGGCGAATGCCGGGTCCACCCCGTTGGCAAGGGCGACGAACGCGTCGTTGCAGTCGCCGATGATGGCGGTCAGGCTGCTGGCCAGCTGTCCCTGCGGGGTGGTGAGGTCGGTATTGAGGCTGCCGCCGAACGCGGCGTTCATGTCCGACATCACCCCCGTCAGGATGTCGCTTTCGGCCGGGGCGGCAAAGCCCCCCGCGCCCAGCGCGGGCGCGGGAACGGATGTGGTGCTAGAAACTGACACTCGTGCTCTCCCCTGTTGTCAGGCCAAGCGCGATATCCCCGCCCAGCACCCGGTCCGCGCCGATGCTGCGCAGGACGCAGCGCGCGTCGGCAACCCCCGGCACCGCGCGGGCCGTGGCCTCCACCTGCGCGCGGAACAGGGCGGGTGACTGCCCCACGCCCAGCACCATGTTGAAATACGCAATGCCCTTTGACGTGTCGTACCAGCATTCCCCGGCGAACGTGCGCACCGCGCACGCCACGTCCTGCGCCACGGCATAGGGATCTGACGCCACGGCAATGTCGCGCCCCGCCGTGACCGACAGGTCCCACGTCGTGCGGTCCAGAAGTAATGAAGTCATGTTCGTTCCCGAAAAAATGCCTGCTTGTCAGGGGCGGCCTGAAAACGGCCCGTTGATGAAAGGATAAAAGTTTTCGGGTGCTGCCCTTTTTTAAAAAGGCGGCGTTTTCCGAAGCTTTTTGCAAAAAGCTTCACCAAAAACTTCTGGAATTTTCAGGATGCTTTTCAGGCAGGCTTCCGGCTATTGCGGGCGGCCGGTCGTGCCGGGGGCGGAGGTCACGGGATGCGCGTGGCCCGACAGCGAAATGCCTTCGCCCGTCACGTCGCCCTGCGCCGTGATCGTTCCCGTCGTGGTCACGTCGCAGTTGATGAGCACGCTGGCGGCATCGATCTGCAGCGTGCCGGACGTGCGGACCCGCACGCCCTCGCCCGTCAGCCAGACATATTCGGTGGGCGCGGCATTGAGGATGGGCGCGACATACACCGCGTCCGCCATGTCATGGATGCGGAAACTGCCCGGCGCGCTGTCGGCACGGTTGGCCTTTACATTGCCGATGTCGCGCCCGCAGACGATCACCGCGCCGATATCGCCCACGCACGGATCACATATCACCGCGCTGGCCCCGCCCTGGATGCGGGCATAGGGCACGTTGCGGATGATACCGTGCGGCAGGGTGCGGCCAAGGCTGTCCTGCATGTGCACCAGCGGCTGCACATCGACAAAGCCGACGGGACTGACCCCCGTGCCATTGACGGCGACGACCCTGACCGGCGTGTCGGCCCCCATCATCGCCAGCATCCGCCGCGCCACCGCCTGCACCGCACTGTAATCGCTGACATGGTCCTGCGCGTCCTGCGTGCCGACATGCACCGTCGCGGATTGTGTTTCGGACATCCTGTTCCCCTTTCACGGGTTTTTGGAAACTCCCCCGGCATGGGCCATGCCCCGCCACACGCTCATGCCGTGGCGGTGGCGCGCACCGCCTGCACGCTGCTGCGCCACATCCCGCCGGGAAGCATGGTGTCGAGTTCATGCGAAATGGCATAGGGCAGCCACATGCCGTTGGCCGCCATGCGCCATCCATCCTGCGTGGCGCCCGATATATTTCCCGCCGCGCCTCCCGTCGCGCCGCTGACGTAATCGGCCTGCAGCGAAACCGGCGTCCACAGCCGCAGGGCGGGGTTGAACAGGGTGTCCACCGTCACGCCATACTGGTTATACGACGGATACCCGATCATCCCCGTCGGGGCGGAAATCACCACGGCATCGCCGGTCGCGACATCCGCGTCGGCGGCGGGCCAGACCGACAGGACATTACCGTCCACCACGATGCGCGCATGCGTCGCGGCGCGGATGCGTTCGATCTGGTCCCGCGCCGATCCGTAATTGTAGTAATCGGTCGCGACATGGTGGAACCCGCCATTGCGAAAGCCAAGGCCGCAGCCCGTGGCGATATCCGCCAGCCTGTCGGCGTAATCGCACGTCCCGGCATGGCTGGTGGCCGGCAGCGGCCACACCTGCAGCAGCGCCAGCGACGTGGCCGACACGATGAACGTGACATCCGGCGCGGCGGAAAAATCGGCATAGGCATCGGCCACCATGCCCGTGAACACGACGCACGTCGCATCCCCGTCGCCCGCCGACAGCGTGACGGTGTTCGGGGCGACGGGCTTTTTCGTCGCGTCCCCCCCGACCGGCAGCGCCGCCAGCAGCGACAGGCGGTTCATCAGGTCCGGCGTCATGCCCGCGATCCGCAGCGACAGGCTGCACCCCGTCGGCAGGGCCGCCGTCACGACATGCGCCTGGCACCGCAACCCCGACAGCGTCACGCTGTCCGCGCCGCCCGCCCCCGCGCCCAGCCCGCCGCTGGCGATGGTAAAGGTGACATCGACGCGCCGGGCGGAAAATCCGGCATCAGCCATCATCCGTCCCCCCACCATCCCACAGCAGCAGGTAACGCGTGCCCAGCCCGTCCCAGGACGGGTCGGACGTGCCCTGCTGGTCCGCGAACATCAGGTCCCCCGGCACGCCGAAATAGGCATCGCGCACCACCGGGTTGCGATCAAGGCACGCCACGGCGCACAGGACCTGCGTCCCGTTGCACCACACATCCATGAACAGGCCGGTGGCGCGCTGGCGCAGGTCAAGGCGGATCAGCTGCTGCGACAGCACGACATTGAGCGACTGCGCCGCCGTCGCGACCAGCGGTATCTGCTGCATCGTCATATCCCCCAGATCGGGAAGTTCCATGCGGAACCGGCCGGTTGATAAAGGTTTCAAAAGTTTTTGGGTGTCGCCTTTTTTCAAAAAGGCGGCGTCTTTCGAAGCTNTTTTGAAAAAAGCTTCACCAAAAACTTCTTCATGATTAAAGGCGGATCCCTACCNCCGCGACATCCACCGCCTGCACCGTGCCCAGCGACATGCCCGCCGCGCCCTGCGGCTGGCGGGTGGTGGCGTACTGCTGCGTCGCGGCGACGCGCACCTCCTGGACCATCACCTGCGCCACCAGCATGCTGACCCCGCCATCGCGGCTTTCGCGGCGATAGCGGTGGCCGATCACATTGACCGAGGGACAGGTGATTTCCGGCGTCACCACCGCATACAGCCCGACATCATCGACCATCGCCTCCAGCGTCGCGAGGAAGGCCGCGCGCGACGCCTGCGCCGTGCCGCCCGACAGGCTGCCGATCACCTGCGTCGGCAGCGCCAGCAGGCCCGCCCCTTCGGCGTCGGAACCATCGCAGACCATCTCCACCATCAGCCGTCGCGGCATGCGCACCTTGTCATAGGACACGAACGCCCCGTTAAGCTGCGGCGCATCGGAAATCTGGCTCATGCTTTCGAAATCGAGCGCGCGGACATGGGCGCAGGTCAGCACCCGGTTGCCCGACGCGTCATACAGCCCCCACTGACTGGCGGCGGCGGCGATGGCGTAATCCTCCAGCACGGTGCCAAGCGTGGTGGAGGCCACGGCCGACACCCCGGCGGACACCGACTGCCCCAGCAGGGCCGGCACGCCCGCGGCCACCGGGATATCCCACAGCGCGGGCAGGACAACAGGCAGGATCGGCATGGTCGTTTCGCTTCCCTGCCGGGATCAGGCGGCTGCCCGATACCGGCGCGTTGGTGAAAATGACAGGAATGTCCGCGATATTCAGTAATGACCCGCATTGGCCATCGCGGGCAGGCTGCGGCTCCACGCCGTGGGCGTCGCGCGCGCGGCGGGCATGCGCGCGGGCATGGCGGACGCGGCCGGGGACGGTGGCGCGGGCATCGGCGGGGCCGGAACCTCGCGCATCGGCGCAGGGCCGCCGGCCTGCTCGACCAGGGCATATTGCGCCTGTAGCGGGGAAAGCAGCGAACGGTCCGCCGCGATGACGCCGCAACCGGGCCACGGCATGGACGCATCGCGTGACAGACCGTTATCCCGCACGCACGCCACATCCCGCGCCGGCGTCCCCGCCGGGCGGGACATGGGATACAGCACCGCGCGCAGCCCCCGCCGTGCGGAACGCGGGACGGACGGCATGGAAACGCCGTCCCCCACGACCTGCGCCGCGACAGGCCCGAATGCGACCCGGACAGGCGATGCGACAGCCCGCGACAGGGGCGATGAAGGCCGATCCGCCACCGATCCGCCAAAGGCCACCGGCCCCGCCATGACCGGCGATCCGGGATGCGCCCCATGACGCAACATCCGACGCAACACCCGATGCAGCACCGGGCGCGGCACCGAACCCGACACTACATCCGACATGGGGCCGGATGCCGGACCGGACGCCCCCTCGCTCAACGGGGCGGATGCCGGGCTTTCTTCCTTTCCGGCGGCGATGGGGACGGCACTGGCATCGCCCGCCCCCCGCGCGGCGGCGACCGGGACCTCCGCGTCCCGCCCCCGCCGTGATGGGGTGGACGGCACGGCAGTCACCCGTTCCATACCATCCGGTACAACGCCGCCCGCAACCACGGCCCGCGCCCCACGCCCGGCGCGAGCCGGAGCGGGCAAGGCCGCCATGTCCCCCCGTGGCGATGACGCGGCATCTCGCACGTCCTCGCCACCGCCCGTCGAGGACAGCGCATGGGACGCGCCCGCCACGGGCCGTGCGTCGCGGGACAACGGTTTGCGGGACCATGACCGCCAGAACCACGGCGCCCCTGCCGCCACGGTAACGGGCGATGCGCCCCGCCCCGGCGGAACATGTCCGCGCGGGGCCGTGCCACCGTCCGGCGTCCCGCCCCCCATGTCCCGGCGCGACGCCCCGGACCGCACCGCGCCACGCGTGCGGGACGCGCCCCCGTCCTGCCGGGCAGGAGAAAGATCGGGCAAGACGGATGCGGGCGCGGACAGGGGCGCGGGCAAAGACAGGGATGGCGGGGCCGGGCAATGGGACGGACGCGGCGGGACGGGCGGGACATCCGCCATTCCCCCGCCCTCGCGCGGCCATGCGACAGGGGATGCGCCACGCGCCCGCCCCGCCATCCGGCGCAGCGCGCGCACCGCCCCGGCCACCGCGCGCAGCACGATCTCCCATGTGGTGGCCGGTCTGCCGGCGCGCGCGTCAACCCCCGGCGACGGCATGGGATCTGGCATCATTGGCGGTACTCTCCTCAACGATCGGGCAGGCGGTTGCATGCCTCCACCGCCGCGACTTCCAGCAGGTCGTACAGCCCCTCGGAATCATAGATGCTCTGCAGTTCATGCAGGCTCGCCAGCCGCGCCTGCATGACGCAGGCCAGCGCGCGACCTATGTTGACGCACCGGGCGGGGCGGCGGGCGCGGCCGTCGTCGCGGCGCGGGGGGAAAACAGGCGTGCCGCGCCCCTGAAAAAACCCACATGCAGGTCGAATGCCTCCGCCTGCAGGGTGCCTACCGTCTCGATCTCCGCGATGTCGGTGGCATGCAGCGCGCGCGTCACACCGGGGCGCGACGGGTCGGGCCGCACCGTCACGCACTGCATCAGCCGGTCCAGCAGCCCGTCCGCCGCCGCCGGGTCGATCGCGCCAAACAGCGCGACCCCCATCCCCGCCAGCCCCGCGATCCCCGCATCCGGAGCGTCGTCGCGCACCGCAAGGTCCGCGCGGATGGCGGCATGCAGCACGTGGCGGCCCCAGCGGTCGGCGTCAAAGGCGCTCATGCGGGTGATGACGAACACCTTGCCACGGTCCTCGCCGGGGTCGGTGATGGTGTATTCGATGGATTTCACCGCCATCACAGCGCGGCGGGCAGCACCCGCTCCCACAGGATGTCAAAACGGCGGGCCTCCAGCACGCGGCCCGCGCTGGGCAGGGGGCTTATGGCCCGCAGCACCCCGCGCAGCAGGGTATAGCGCCGCCCCACCGACGGCAGCTGGATTTCGCCGCCGATGCGATAGATGGTGCGCGCGACATCCTGCGCCGTGACGATGGATTCGAACACGAGGCAGCTGTCCGAACTCGCGGCGAGCGAGATGCTCTGGTGCACCGGCTGGGGCACCCAGCCGGCGGACAGGTAGCCGTCGATGGACATCTGCGTTTCCACCAGTTCGCGCTGGTCGGTGTCGAACGCGCGGTCGGCGCTGTAATTCGACAGCGTCACCGGCGCGTTGAACAGGTTGGCCACCGTGATGGTAAAGACCGAGTTGGCGTCGGAAATGTTATAGTCGCTCATGGATTACTGCACCTCCAGCGAAGACAGGCTGATGGACTGGACCGCGCCGCCATCGGTGTACCAGAACTGGCACGGCGGGCTGGCGCGCGACGCGCGCACGTCTGCCGCGGCGGTGGAGGCACCGGGCAGGAAATACCATCCCCGCGTCGCCAGCGTGTCGGAAATGGTCCGTCCCGCCGCGTTGTTGACCTGCTGCTGCTGTGCCGCCGTCAGGGCGACGCCCGCGCGGATCAGCCCGAACGACAGCGCCTGGTTGATCGTGTCCTGAACGCCGGCGGCAATCAGCACGTCGCCGTCGGAATTGTACGGGATCTGCCCGGTATTGAGCAGCAGGTTCACCAGCGCCGCCTGGAACGAGCCGTTGAGCCACACCTGGCCGATATAGCTGTCGGCCCATGCAAACGGCCCCGAGACCGCGCCATCGGACAGGAACTGGAAATCCGTCCCGCCCCCGGCGTATCCGCCGTAATAGCTGTATCCGTTCGCCGCCAGCGTCGCCGCCGTGACCGCGTCCTGCACGCCGGGCGTCACCAGCGTGTTCTGCCGGAATTTCAGCGTATGGCGCCCCGATGTCGCGGAAAAGTCGAGTGACGCCATCCACCCCAGCGCCAGCGCGGACACCAGCGGGTCGGCATAAATCGCGGTGACGCCCGCAATCGACTGCGCCGCCAGCCACGCGCCGAATGCCTCTGTCGTGCCGGACACCGTCGCCTGCGGGTCGGTATCCCACGGCACGTACCAGAAGCGGTTGCCCTGCGCCGCCGTCCACTGCGCCAGCGCCTGCTTGTCCGACAGGCCGGGTTCGAACGCGGTGGTAAATCCGGTCCAGCCGGTGCTGGCCGCCACCACCGCGTCCATCGCGGCCCCCGGTGTCACGCCGCCCGTCACGCCGCCCGTCGCGGGCGCGGACAGGGTCACGGTCGGGGCGGAGGTGTATCCGCTGCCGCCCTGCGTCACGGTGATGGCGCTGACCACGCCGTCCTCCACGGTGGCGGTGGCCACGGCCCCCGTGCCGCCGCCGCCCGAAATGGTGACACTGGGCGCTGCGTCATACCCGCCGCCACCGGAGACGAGCGCGACCGACTGCACCGCGCCCCCCGCCGATAGCGTGGCCGTGGCGATGGCGGTGCTGGCAGCGTCGGCGAAAACCGGGCACGCGGCCATCAGCAGGGTCGCGGGCGTCTGCGTCGCGTTGGTAAAGCCGGTGAAATAGACCTGCGCCATCTGGTATTCGACGCTGGTTTCACCGCACAGGGCCGCGACATCGGCGGCGGAGGTGAACGTCGTCACCCCCGACGCGGGCAGCGCCGCGTTGCGCGACAGGATCAGCCCGTTCAGGAACGCGACCCCGCCGCCCGCGGCCAGGACGCCGGGCGTGACCCGGACGATGGAAGAAACAGGAATGCCGGCCATATCTTACTCCGGTGGAAAGGTTGCGTCGGTTTCGAAAATCCCGACGGAAAGTGTGTTCGCGAAATCCTGCGGGAACGTCGCGGTGGAATTGACCTGCAGCGACAGCGTGACGTGCCATGCGTCCTCGTACTGCGCCGCGTCGGAGACAAAGGCCTGCTGCTGCGCCGTGGTGGCGTAAAGCGGCGCGATGCCGCCCGTGACGCCGCCCGCGCCTGTGTTCATGCCCGCGAAAAACGCGGCGCAGGCCGGGTCGCGGAACAGCAGCGCGATCCGCCCCGCCCCGTCGCCCGCACCGGGACCGTGCAGGTCCACGCGCACGTCGACCTGCTGCTGCATCCACACGATGCGGCACCCTTGAGCATAGGTGGTGCGGTTGGTGGCAACCCGCGCGCGGCCCGCCACCGTCATGATGACGAACAGGCCGACCGGCGCGGCCACGCGGTTGACCTGCCCCACCATGACGGACGCTGCCGGCAGGGGAACGGTGGCGCACAGCCATTGCCCCAGCGCGGTCAGGACCGTGCCCTCGGTCACGTCGCCGGGGACTGCCTGCGTACCATCAGTTTCGACCATGCCGTCCCCCACTGCTCCATCTGGCGCACCACCAGCCAGTCCGCGCCGTCAAAGTTCACCATGTCCCCGCCCGTGCCCGCCGCGCGGTCCATGCCCCCCACGACGCCCGCGACATACACGATGCGCAGGTCGCCCTGCTGGCTCAGATCCCCCACATGCGCCAGTTCGTCCGACGACAGGGCCTGCACCCGGATCGTGGCCGGGACCTCGCGATACAGCGGCGTGCGGGTGAAATCCGCATTGCCCGCGCTGCCGCTCGACAGCTTCAGCGTGGCCGCGATGCCCGGCCCCACGGCCCCCGTCACGGCACAGGCCGCGCCAAAAAGGTTCATGTCGGCTGGTCCTTTCGTTGTCAGGGCGGATACCCCCTCAGGGGCTTTGCCCCCGAACCCCCACCAAAGGGCATTGCCCTTTGGAAACCTTGACCTTTAAGTCCCTGGGTGCAGGGAGCGCGCTCCCTGCCGGGTCCGGGCAGCGCCCGGGTGTTCCCTCCCGCGTTCAGGGCCACACAAGCGCCGGCTGCGGCCGCCCGGGGACATAGCGGGCAAGGCGCATGCGGCGCGACATGGCCCAGAACTGCGCCCCGTACGGGGTCTGGCTGAACCATGCGGCGGACGCTCCCTCCCCCTCCATCTGGGCGCGGACGGTGATGCTGCCCTGTGTCGCGTCGCTGATGCGCCCGACAAGGGTATTGCCCTGGGCCACCTGCTGGTCCAGCTGCGCGATATGCGCCACCAGCAGGTTCAGCAGCATCCTGCGCCGCGCCGCGTCACGCGGGCTGCGGGCGCGAGGGGAGAGGAGGAGCGTGGCCTCGGAAAAATACGCCGCCGCCTGCGTCGCGTCCGCCTGCGCCGCCAGCGCGGGGAAACGCTGCGCCCATGCCGCGTAATCGAACGCCACGCCGCCGCTCATGCCGCGTCGCGACGGGTGACGCCCACCACCGGCAACGCGTCGGGGTCCAGCGGTTCCAGACCCGTGCGCGTGCCGCCATGTTCACGCAGCCACGAGGCCGCGCGCTCCGCCGTGCGTTCGGCGGCGATCAGGCCGTGGCGCAGCGGCGCGAAATCCGGGTTCTGCGCACACCACGCGGCCCAGAAATCGGCCGGGACCTCCGTCCGGCCCGCCATGCCCAGCAGCCGGTTGTCGCGCGGGTGGTAACGCGGGTCGCGCCGCGCGCCCGCCAGGCGCACCGACGCGCGGGGCACGGGGGCCGCCATCGCGCCGTGGCCGCGCCGTGCGTCCGCCGCGCGGGCGGCGAGTGCCGTTTCGTCATACAGGTCCAGCACCAGCCCCGAGGGCATGCGGCACAGGACCGTAACCGTATTGTTCGATGTCGCCATGTCCATCAGATCCCCGTCATGGTGGCGCACGCCTGCGGATAGAACCACAGCGTCCCCCACGTACCCTGCGATTTTTTCTGCCGCACGGAGGTGGAGTGACGCTCCACCGCGTGGGCGCGCATCTTTTCCGTAAAGCCGGTGGAAACGCTGGCCTGTCCCTCCACCTCGTTGACGAAAAGCTGCATCAGCGTGGTGGCAACCATCCCGCCACCCAGCGCGGTCCCGGCCTCCGGCAGGGTTTCGATGCGCAGGTTCGGCAGGCTTTCGGACAGAAGCTCCCGCAGCTTTACATTGTACTGGTTGGCATACAGCAGGCACTGCTGGCGTTCGGTCGGGATCACCAGCGTCATCGGCGTCTCCAGCGTCAGGTTGCCGCCCATCTGGGTGACAAGCTGCGCATACAGCCGCAGCACGTCGTCAAAGCACTGCAGCGGGTCCGACATCGCAAGCCAGTCGGCCGAACCCGTGGCCGTGCCGTTGGCCGCGACCTTCGGCAGCGGCTGGATCGCGGGCGGCAGCTGCGGGTCATTGAGCGCGCCGTAACATTCCAGCCCCGCCACCCCGAACAGGTAGGTCAGGTTCTGCTGCTTGCCCAGCACCGAGATGGAGGCAAGGTTGCGCTGGTTCACCAGGTCGATGCGCGCCGCCCCCATGCGCGCGACCTCGCGCTCGCCCCAGCGGGTCCAGGTCTGGTAATGAAAGGACTGGCGGCTGATCCAGTTGGCGTTGGCGTCCACCTCGCCATCGGCGCTGTAATCGCCATAGGCCGCCGTGCGCCCCGACAGTTCGACCACGGGGAACATCGCCGTGTCGGTGACCCAGTCACCCTTGCGCACCTCGCCATAAATCTGCGCCGCGCGGGTGGGCGCGACCAGCGCGCGGATCACCACCGGGTCGGTATAGGTGGTGAAGATGGCCGGAATGCCCGAATTGGCCGCCGTCACCGCGCCATCGGCATCCATCGCCAGGCCGCCTGCGGGGAAATAGTCGCGCACGCCCTCAAGATGAATGCCATACTGCCGCGCCAGCACGGGCGCGTCGTTGCGAAACAGGGGTGTATTCATCAGGAAGCATCTTTCGTAATGGCGATCAGGCCGCCGGTTGCGGCAGGCAGGGCGACGCGCCAGCCGGTCGCGACATACCCGTCCGGCGCGTCCGTCCCCGGCGCGACGGCGGTGATGCCGCCATCCGTGACGGAGGCACAGACCACGTCGCCGCGCGCGGCGTCACTGGCGCAGGCGCAGAACACGTCGCCGCCATCGGCCAGCGTGACCATGAAGCCCTGCGGGATGGTCATCGTCGCTTCCTGCAGGTACTGCGTCATCAGCCCCTGCTGTTCACGCACGACAAACCCGTCCGGGGCGGCGGGCGTCGCCACGGGGGCCGACAGCGTGATTGTGGGCGCGGTGGTGTATCCCGTGCCGGGGGCCGTCACAGTGATGCCCGTCACCACGCCGTTGCCAATCGTGGCCGTGGCCTGCGCCCCGGTACCGCCGCCGCCCGACAGTGTGACGGTCGGTACGGCGCCATACCCCGACCCGCCGGACGTCACCGTGATGGCGGACACGCCGCCTGCCGCGACACCCGCGCTGGCGGTGGCCGTCGCCGCAGCATCGGACGGCGGCGTGTTCAGCACCGACGCCCCGTCCGCCTGCACCCATGCAAAGGCCGCGACACTTACGCCGCCCGTGCCCGCCCGCAGGCCATTGGCCCACGCCAGCACCGACCGGCGCGGGTTTTCCGACGCCCACGCACCCGGAAAGGATACGGGCCAGTTGTAATTGACCGTATTGGGAAAAGGCATGCATAGCCTCCATGTTTTTTAAGTAAAACCGCGCGTGAGCCCCGAGCCCCCTGCAGACCACGACTTTCAGGTATCAGGGTGCAGGGAGCCGCGCTCCCTGCCGGGTCCGGGCGGCGCCCGGATGTTGCATGTATCGATGACCCTGCATTCAGGGGCGTTGCCCCCGAACCCCCACCAAAGGTTGCGGACCTTTGGAAACCATGACTTTCAGGTGTCGGGATGCAGGGATCGCGATCCCGCCAGAAGCCTACAGCACGCGCGGCGCGCGGGTGACGCCGAACCGGGTATTGAAATCCGGCGCGGCGTCGGCGGCGACAACCGCACCCGCCGCCGCGCCCTGCGTCCCGACCACCATATCGAGCATCGGGCGCAGGGCGGACGGATGCACGCCCGCAACATCATGTCCCGCCTGCGCCAGGGCATAGCGGTAGATGGCATCCGCGCTGTCCATGCCGATCACGTCGCCCACCAGCGGGCGGACGGCGCGGCGCGCGTCCTCCATCGCGCGGGCGCGGGCGCGTTCGGCGTCCAGCGCACGGGCCACCGCGTCACGCACGGCGGCATCCGACGCCAGTTCCGCAGGCGTATCCGATGGCACGTCCGATGGCGTGCCCGGTGTTACGGACGGGGCCGCCGGGATGGCGGGCGTGGGGCTGGCTTCGTCCATTTCCGCCCTTGCGGCATGCAGCGCGCGGGCCAGCGCGTCGGGCGCGGTATCAGGCGTCAGCGCGCCGGTGCGCAGGGCGTGGCCGATCACCTGCACGCTGAAGGTGGCGTCGGGCATGGGGGCCGGTGTGGGGGCCATATTGCTCTCCTGTATTGCGGAATCGGCAACCAGCACGTCCGGCCCCGCGCGTCCGGCGGGGACGAGTGCGACATGGTTGCCGCGAATGTTGCGCATCACCCCGTCATAGGGCTGTCCCCGCCAGCGCCCCGGCGTCATGTCCGCGTCATAGCGGTAGGCACAGGACAGTTCGCGCCGCCCGCCATCGCGGATCATCGCGATCGCGTCGGCATCCCAGATCGCCAGCGCGTTATCAAGGTACGGGTCGTCAAAGGCGCAGTCGGTGCCGGTCGCGCCCACGGTGATGTCGCGGCGCGGATTGTCCGCCGACACGTGCGCATGGTCGGCCAGGACGGGAATGGCGTTGAAGGTCGGGGCCGCGCGCGCCAGTTCGTCGGGCGCGCGTAACAGGCGGTACATCGCATCCGCCCGCAGGCCCAGCGCCGCGTGGCCGGGGATTTCCGACCCCCGGTAGGCATTGACGCAGGCCTTGGAAATATGGGTCCGCGCGACATACAGCCGCCCGTCCTCGTCCGTGACGCGGACCGAACCGATGCGGTCGTGGGCAAGGATGCCGGTCATGATTTTCCTTTCGCCGCGCCCATCGCGGCGCGGATGGCGTCGATGCGGGCGCGGGCCTGTTCGATTTCGGCCTGCTGCGCGTCGTCCATCTGCCACAGCGGCACGAACGCGAAATCCAGGCGCGGGTCTTCCTCCCCCCACAGGTGGATCTGCACCATGCGGAAGATACGATCGAGCACCGGGGCCACGTGTGCCTCCTGAAAAGCCGCGATCTCGTCATAGAAAACGCGGATTTCCCCGTCCGACGACGCATTCAGCCCCGCCGGCTGGATCCCGAACAGCTTGACCAGCGGGATGCCGGGGATGGAGGCCATGAACTCCTGCGACTGGGCCTGCAGGTCGCTCAGCCCCGACAGCGGGGTGGCGACGATGGCGAAATCCTCGTGCGTGCGGTCGATGACGAACGTGCCGTGGTTCGACTGGTACGCATTCATCGCCGCGACCCGGCCCGTCAGGCTGTCGGTATCGACCTGCGCATGACCCGCCTCATCCCCGTCACCCATCGCGCCGGCCATGTCGGTCTTGAGCACCTTTGTCGCGAAGTTGCTGACAAGGTCGGACACGGACTGGCGCGTGCGCAGGAAATTGTGGACATAGGTGCGCAGCATCTGTGTCAGGCTGGGGCCGCCGAAATTGAACGCGGGCTTGAAAATGTCCGAGACCTCGAACGGCACCATCGAAAACATCCGGCTGGCGTCCACCAGCGTCCCCTGCACCCACCACGCGCGTGGGCGGAAGTAATCGGGGCGCAGCGGCATGTCGGCGTTATAGCTGTCGGGCGTGGTCCACAACGGCTCCACATTCAGGAAACGCCTGATCGCGCCACGGGCGATGCCGTTCGGCCCGATCACCAGCGGCGCATCCTGTCCCGCGCTGCTCAGCGGCTGTCCCAGGTCGGGCCAGACATGCCCCAGGCCAAAGCCCAGCGCATGGACGATCTGCCGGCGCACCACCTCGCGCACGCGCAGGCGCCGCATCTCGGCCCGCAACTGCGTCGCGCGCGCTGACAGGGCGGCATCGGGCGCGTCGGTGCCGGGGGTGGTGATGCGCACCCATTCGCGCGTTGCCTCCCGCGCGATGACCTCGACAGGCTTGCGGAACTCCGCGCGCTGCATCATCTGCGCCAGCATGGGATAGCCGAGGAAGCCGATCGCGTCCCCCGCCGGGTCGGCCGCGTCATACAGCCCGTCCCCGGCCCAGTCATGCACCCCCGACAGCGCCCGGTCCATCGCCAGCGCCCCGGCCCCGCGCACCCCCGGCGGCGGGACATAGGGACGCAGGGCATCCCGCGCGTCGGGCGGCGCGGCGGTCGTGGCACGGCCAAAGCGCGGCATGGCGCCGTCACGCGGCACGACGCGCGGTTCACGCCGCACGCGCGATGGCGTGGGCGCGCGGTGGAACCAGTGTTTCATTGTCGTCCTGTCCGTTTTGGGGCAATGCACCGCCGTCGCGGGCGTGAAACATCCGGGCGCCGCCCGGACCCGGCAGGGAGCGCGCTCCCTGCACCCTGATCCATTAAAAGTCATGGTTTCCAAAGGTCTGCGACCTTTGGTGGGGGTTCGGGGGCAAAGCCCCTGAGACACGCCGCCCTGCCCTTCAGATCCTGCGTAGGGCCGCAGGCGTAAAGGCGGGCATGCGGCGGCGGTTGCGGATGACGCCGTCAAGGGCATAGCGCAGGGCGTCGATCCCGTGGTCCCACCCATCGGCCAGCACCGGCAGCACGTCACCCGTCAGCCGGTCCACCCGCCATGAATACAGCCGCAGTTCGCGGGCGATGTTTTCGCATCGCGGATGGACCCGGATGCGCCGGAACGCCCGCAGCCGCGCGATGCCGTCCTGCACCGATCCCGGCCATTTCGCCGCCGCCGTGATGCGGAAACCGAAACGCGTGGCGAGGTAGCTGATCGTCTCAGGCCGTGATGCATCGGCGCGGACCGGCCATTCGCGCGATCCCGGCACATGGTCGAACAGGGTGGCCAGGTCGTCCATTTCCACCCCCGTTGCAAAGACCTCGTGATCGACATGCACGATGTCACCGGCGATGAAACAACGCACCATGACCGTGGGATCGCGGGCAAAGCCCCAGTCCACGCCGAAATACAGCCGCGCGTCGGGCGGGGTGTCGAACGCCGCGACCTCCACATGGCCGCCGAACACCACGGCGTCGCTGCGGGTGCGGCATTCGCCCCCCCATACATGGTCATAGGCGTCGGGATCGTGGCGCAGCATGCGGCGGCGTTCGGCGTCCAGTTCGGGCGGAAACCACGGATTGTCGCGCCATCCCACCCGGCGCACGATGGCGTCGGGATCGTCACGCAGGGCGCGCATCATCTGGTGCATCGGCGCGTCCTCGCGCTCGGGGTTATAGGTGAACCAGAGTTCCGAGCCAGGCGCGCGGATGGTCGGCAGCAGGATGTCGAGGCTGGCGCGGCTGAGGGCCTGTGCCTCCTCCACCCAGCAGATATCGACCTTTTCGGTGGATTTTATCGCATCAATATTACGGCCAAGGCCACGGAACAGGATTTCCGAACCAGCGGTCGTCGTAATCAGGTTTTCACGAATGCAAAACCATGCCCCCAGCCCCAGCGCCGCGATCTGGTCCGACAGCAGCCTGCGGACCGAATCGGCCATGGAGCTGTGATATTCCCGGCAGCACAGGATACGCAGCGGACGCGCGGCGGCCATCGCCACCAGCACCCGCGCCACCGTCCAGCTCTTGCCGCTGCCGCGCCCGCCATACAGGATCTTGTACCGCGCGGGACGCACGATATCGGCACAGGCGGGCGGGATTTCCACGCGCACCATGTTCATGCGTCCTGCCCCGCATCATCCGCCCCACCCGACAGCAGCGCGGGCGCGATGACCAGCGTGGGCGCCGCAGCAATGCTTGTGGCGTCCGCGCCGCCGGGCGCGACCCTGCCCCAGCCCCGGTCAAGCATTTCACGCAGGGCGGCAAGGCGCGTCGCCTCGCTCGATGCATGACAGGCAAGGTCCAGCAGCGCGGCCACCACCACGTCGCGATGGGCGCGCAACTGCGCCTCCAGCGCGTGCTGGGGGGATGCGCCGTCGCTGTGTGCGGACATCGGCGGTGGTTCCTGTAACGATCGCAAAAGGAAATCGCGCCCGATATGCAAAAGGGGCCGCGCCAGTCCCATGATGGATCGGCGCGGCCCCCTGTGTACCGGTACGGATGATGCGGCCCGGCGTGGGACGCACCGATAACCGATTAAGCGCAATATGTCGCGGAACCTGACATCCCTCAAGAAAATATCGCAGGGCCCTGAAAAAATCGGGAAAGGACACCGCCATGACAGGCCGCCCGCGCCATTGGCGGCCCGGCTGAAAACCGGGCATGCGCCAGATCGGGCATACGTCAGACCGGACATGCGCCGGAGAGCAGGCGGGGTAACGCACAAAGGAACCGCACCAGAAACCGGGCGTCAGGAACTGCCTGGAAACAACAGAGGTTTCCGGATGCCGCCTTTTTCAGACAGGCGATGCCTCATGATGCTTTCCAAAAAGCCTCACCAGAAACTGTCATGATTTCAGGACATGATTTGCCCCACGGTTTCAGACAGCCCCGTCAGGGACGAACGCCGGCGGCCAGACACCAGCAGCCGGACATCAACGGGCGGGCGTCAGTCCCACTGCAACGCCGCGGCCTCATGCACCATTACCCATTTCTGAAAATCGTTGAGGGTTTCATAAACAACACCAGCGGACGGTGGCTGCAGATCGGTCACGAACCCCACCCGGCCGGGGGGACAGTCCAGAACGATCCGCTTTTCCACGCCGCGCGACAGGGGGGTCCATATCTGCCCACCGGCAATCATGAAGTGATTATGCGCCATGACCTGCAT